TGTACTCGACTACCGCCACAGGGGGATTGTCGCCGTTTACGTACCTTATGTGCCAAGGTTCAGACGGAACAACTTCCCAAGAAAAACCGAAAGTCTTCACATTGGCAATAAGCCAATTTAATCTTTTCGCTTCAGATGCAGAATGGACATCAACTGCTAAGCCAAGATTGTGCTGGCTCTTCCCCGGCGTAGCAAGCATCGCCATACCTTTTTTGAGGTACCAGGTTTTTCCTTCAAACGATTTAGTGCTGGTTCCTGCAATTAGTGCCAACTGGTAGCGCTGTAGAAATCCGGCCTTTTGTAGATCATAACTTCTATATGTGTCTCCAGATGACGTCGGTTTGAGGACAATTCCGTCTGCTTTAGCTTTGATGACCATAGCGTTCCATGCAGCGCAGGCGAGCCAGTGGAGTTTTCCTCCTCCGAGTGCAGGCTTGAGCAAGGTCTCTGATAGTTTACCAGGGGTCACTCCGTTCAGATCGGATGGTAATTTTACAGGGACAATATAATTCCACGCAACTTTTGACATGTTTTGATTACCCCTTTTGGGAATTGGGATTAAAGATTATAGTAAGTTAAAAACTTAAAACTATCTACTTCTTTTTCTTATTTTTTTTGTCAATAGCTGCTTGAATAAACGGTGGTAGAGGCTTTTTGCCCCCTGCTGCTGGCTTCTTCTTATACATTGCCATAATTATTACTCCTTTTTGTTTTTTTATTTAAGCTTTCCCTTACCATACTTACCTTCAAAGTCCTTCTTGATTGCGTCCTTAACCGCACGAGACGCAACCCTTATTAAATGGTCCATATGAGCACCGTGGTCAGCATCATCCATAGCAGCCTTTTGTCTACTAGAATTTTTTTTTGCCATTGTTACTCCTTTTATTCTTGATATTAGTTTTTGTCTTTGGTTGCTTCTTCAGCTCTATACCATTGGCTGTATTATTGGTCCCCATACGTGGACCGCTAATATAGATCTTACTTTTAAAAACCATTACTTAGAGTCTGTTTTTTTTTCAAAAGAGTCTAGCCATTCATAGAATCTGAACCAAGTATCCCAATACCATGTAGAAAGACTAAACTCATTTCTTTTTTTCATCTTTAGTATCCTTTGGATCAACCGGCTTAATAGGGATAGGGCCCTTACTAACTTTTCTAAATTTAGCTAAAGACATTAAGATTACTTAGCTTTCTTAGCAGGTACCTTCTTAGCAGGCGCTTTCTTAACAGCTGCCTTCTTCTTAACAACTATCTTCTCAAGAGCTAGTACTGCGTCATCGGCAGCAGCCTTTGCTGCTAAGATGGCAAGTTCTTGTGCCTTAGGGGAAAATATATTTTTAATTTTATTAATGTATTTGCTCATTTTGACCTCATTGTTTTGTAAGTTTATATGGATATAGTACTACTTTTAATCTAGAAATGCAAATTATCCCTTTTGTTGGGAATCTTTAATAAGCTGGTATCTTTCTCCAGTTTCTCTAGATGCCAAAGAGAAAGCCTCTGCAGCTGCCTTTTTAACAGCATCAGAAAGACGCTCACTATCCGATGGATCAACTCCAGATAACGGTACCGTCAAGCATACCATCACATCTACATTTTCAAAGTTCCCAATATTAATCTTCCTACCAACAGCAATAGTAATAATTGGTTCAGTTGTCACTGTTAACTTCTGGTGGTTAGATATGATTGTGTCTATAACTGGATTTACAGATTCCTCAACGAGACTTTCCGGTATCTTTGGCATTCTACTCCTATTATTTTATGTGGTTCTTCATTATATCTAATGTTGCCTGAGTTTGTTGCTCTATACTCAAAGAATCTGTATTAATTGTATAAGTGGCATTTTCTCGTATGTAAAAATTATGGGTTTCCGATGAATGATTTAACTGTTCGTCAGTCATATGCACTCCATCTCTCTTAAATATTCTATCCTTTAACGTTTGATCAGAGGCATCGAAGTTTATGACTATGCCATTCGGTTGTTTTAATATTGACTCCGCTTCATTTAAAAATCTAACATCGGAAATTATTATACATACGGGTGTATCATCATCGGAGTGATCTTTGATAGCATTTTTATAAAGTTCAGAACTTTTTACTATTGCCCAATGACAGAAACAATCCGAGTATCCCTCTCTGCAAATATCTCCGGCTGTCTGCAAAAAAGTTCTAGGTTTGATCCCCTCTGGTTCTATAGGCAAATCATATATTTGCTGGATCTTTTCTACAAAGATATGATAATTCGGAATATGACCAAGTGAAGATTTACCATATATCTCAAATAGAACTTCATGAATAGCAAATAATTTTCTAGACTCCTCATTCATCCCCATGATATTTTTTTTGATAGAGGCTAATTCATATAGCGGAAGAGCATAAAAAATATGCTCCCAAATTATCCCAGATGAATTTGTCTGGATGGAACCTTTTGGACATAGGACTTCAGCTACTGAAGTTTTCCCACTTCCAGCGCGTCCCGCTAAACCAAGCATTATTGGTTGTTCTCTTGAATATTTTTTTATCATTTCTCAATTATATCATAGGCTTGGTGGATTTACTTTTTCTTTCTTCTAATTTATCTAAAAATTCATTGCACAAAGCGTCTGGTTCCCAAACAAAACTTCTGTCAACTTGGACAACTTTAAAATTAAATTCATCTCTGATATCTTCAACGGTCATCAATAGCGGGAGTAGTGAGTGATGTCTGCATTTCCATTTACCGCTAATATGATTCGCAACAACAGCTGAATCGGTATAAATTATAGGGTTAGATAATTCTGCCATCGAACAAATCAAAAGACCGAGAAATAACAGCTTCATATTCTGCTTCGTTATTAGTCCTTGGCCCAAGACCTCTAGCAAATTGAGCTATTTTTTTTTTGTTTTTGTAGACGATAGCAGAACACGATGCTTCACCAATTCTCTTTTGACCCTGCCCCCTAGATGCTCCATCACAAAAAACTTCGATTAACATTGTTATTTAATCGCCGTCTACATCTATACCAAATTTAATCCCTATGTCGGTAAGCCTTTTTGTTATATTTTTTTCCTGGGTTGGGCTAGCCACAATGTATGTACAGAAAAGAGAATACCTTTCTTTCATATATATTACTTGCGTAGGATAATCTAAAGTATTTCTCGTTTTAGCATAAAATTCATTTGATGAATTAACGGATTTATATTGTGCAATGTACATTATTCTTCCTTAAATATTAGTAAGTTTTAAAATCTTTGTCGGTATAATAACCCTTGTCTTCTCTCGAAGAAGCAACCTGCATTGACTGTATCTTATCTATCAATTTTCTAGATGATTCCGAAGCAACGCGCGCCGCAATCTCCATTGACTCAGCTAAGTTAACTATAGCTTCAGCGGTTATTAGTGCAGTATATTCGTTTTCCGCCGCACCTAATGCATTTACTTCGCGCTCAGCCTCATTCTTACCTACCCTATTAGCCTTATACACTTTCTTATAGCTTCCTTCTAAAATTTTATATTGAGCTCTCGCCATCCCAGCTAATCTCGCTACCCTACCATACACGTTAGATGATCTAGCAACCAATGAAGCCATCTCATGTAGGCCTAGATCGAGTGTATCTACTTCTGGAATAGTTATAAAATATTCAGAATCCTTTTTGCCAGTAGCATAAACTGAAATTATTTCTTCTATTTGAGGACCAATAAATTGTATTAAGAGTTCATTCATTTTTTGCATTGCGTGCGAGTTCATGTTCCACCTGTTCCGGCGTTGATTACTTGCATACATATTACCATATGAAGGCTACATTCATCTATTGTTCTCTTTTATTTCTGCTATTAAAACTCCGTTGATAATTTTCTTAACTTTTTCTCTCGTATTACTTAGGTGCTCTCTCACCGTATTCGGATGTTCGCTAATCTTTTTACTTATATCACTTGATCTTAGATTATCTATATAGCGCCATTTCAAAAGTTGTCTTTCTTGTACCGACAAAAGACTAAATGGTTCTGCACATGTTTGTCCCAGAACCCAAAATTCATTAATGTCTTCCGTTATAAGAAAATCACTCATTTCTCTTTCTTCAGGAGGTGCTTTAAAACCAACCTGCTTTTCTGAACTATTATCATTATCATTAGCTTCATCATCTAATAATGGAAAACTTTTTCTTCCTAATTGATCTATTAAAAATACATCTACATTTTTCTTAAGTAAATAAAAAAAATAACTATACAAGAATCCGACTAAATGGTATTGGACCCTTTTCGGAATCCCTTCTCTGATATCTCGATATACATTGGAAGAAAGTCATATCTACAGTTTGTCTTACGTCCTCTTCATCGCCATATCTTTTTGCCATATAGACTATACCGTCGAAGAACTTCGTTCACATGCTTGTAACCAGCTTGATTAAGTTTGTTTTTCATTAAAGCAAATCTGACAAAGGAGTCTTTGACAAACAAAGAAGTGAACCTTCTAATGTCATAATCATTTAAGTTATACTTACCATGGAATAACATCGTGGTGTATTTGGTTAAGAAGTTATTAAATACTTTTAATAATTCTTTTTGCGCTGTTTCATTACCCGTTTTAGCCTTAGAGATCAGATCCTGTATCTCGTCTTCGGCCAAATCATAGTACTGCTCTTTGTAGGCCGCCATAATTTACTTACCTTCCCAAATAGATATTTTATCAGAATAAAAAGATCTTATATCTTCGTAAAAAATTATTTGCGGTATGCCTATTGTTTCTGCAAATAATTTTCCCTCTGTTGAATACTTACTAATAATAAACGTAAGTGTATTAAATTCTGATTCGTAATATCTTTTAAATCTTTTAATTTTTGTCATGCTTTTTGCATCTAGGTAACCTTTAATCTCAACCCAACTTGAATTCTTTTTCATAAAGAAATCTGGAGTATAACCTTTGGTCCCGTCTCTTAATCGGGAAAGAAAAAACCGTAGGTTCAAACTCGAACTTGATTTTGTATGCGTTAAGTATTCTAGCAAAATTTGCTTCCCAATTAGATCTCAGCGTCAAACCTAAATCTTCTCTGAACCCAGTTTTGGTGTGGCGATATGCATTTCCCCTTTTCCCTTTTTCTATTTCCGTAAGATCAGGTACTACTGATACTAATTTAAGTTTTTTAAAATCTGGGTGTTTCTTTAACGAAGAAATTCCCAAAAAATATTCTTCTGGACTGACAATCTTGATGCTATTCATGGTATCCTTTGTCTCGTAACCTAACCTACTCTATTATAATTTATAAAACATAAAAAAACAAAAAAAGACTTTAGGGTCACCTAATAAAGGAAGAAGAGTAACCAAATGGATACATTAAATACAGTCATCGATAGCACGCTTATCGAAATTAATGAGGATATAATCAGCGATCTTGTCTCAAGATTAGGCTATTCGAATGAAGCAGCATCAGAGGCAGTTTCTGCTTTTGGTAACTTTGATCTAGTCGAAGATGCTGCCCTCAATCCAGTGTCAGCACTTTAATATTAATCTAGTAGAAGCCGGAGGGAAACCTCCGGCTTTTCTATACCCCTGTTAGGCTCTAGCTAGTTTCTTCATCCTAAATACACCAGTATTACATGCTCCGGATTTAGCGTGATCGCAGATGTTGCATGCCCATACATT